TACCATAAATATCTTTATCACTTTCTCTGACACTAGATGTGACAGATTGCCTTCAGGAACCAATACTGTAGCACACGCACTACTCTAAAACGTGGCAAGCAAGTCTTTTTCTTTGATCGCTACTACATACACCATTAGAAGTTCCAGTCAAACCCCTAACAGCACTCCCGATTCTTCGACGGCCAGTAAAACTGTTAGACTTGGTAGCCAATTTGAGTATACTAAACTAAGTCCAACCAAAAAGCAATATCTTCTGGTATTACTTTGTCACTTTCAACTTTATCAGATGTAAGATCTTTAGTTATATACGAGTCAGCTTCGCTATATTCAGTTTCATACTCTTCGTAAGAAAAAGTGTCAAACTCAATCTCTATCTCTTGGTCTATATGAATGTGCTGCACAGCTTGAAAGATAGCTCCAGCAACAGAGTCTGCTAAATCTTTTGAACCAGATGTAGGATGATCAATCTTATTACCGTTGAACAACTTCAACTTCAACAATTCATCTTCTACCAGTATGTGATTCCAGTACCCACGCAATCTCTGATCATAGATAGATGTCATCAAAGTATCGTAGTCTGTCTTTTTAACACTATGAAAGTCTGCATTGATACCCATAGCCTTTAAAGACTGAATCATTTCGACAGACTGCCATTGATCAAAGCTTACTATCCCTACACTAAACCGCCGACACAAATCAACAATTAAAGCTCTAATACTAGCAAAGTTTATTTCAGCACCCGGCGCAGCTTCCCAAGACTTGACTAAATCAACATTTAAAACTGGTAGTGTTTCTACACCTAAGCCAGTATTTATTTCTTTAAGACCTGGGCAATGCACCATAGCCAATGCCGCACGATCTCTTTTCAATGCCAAGTCAACATGAATGAACCTTGTATAATTATCTGTACCATTGAACCATTTCTTATATGCTCCATCTTCATCTAATGGATCTTCACCAACATTAAATGCGCTTCTTACTATATCCGCATCTCTGAAGAATGCATCTTCCATATGTGGCGGTTCACATTCAAATCTTGCTCTGGCTTCTACAGGGTTCCTAATGTACTCAGACTCTAACTGATGTCTTTCGATAGTGGGATTGACTTCCCAAGTAGCAGCTTTAATAGCCCATGTTTTAGGCTCATTCTTTTCTATCGATCCATCATATCTTTGCTGGATGAAGTCCCCTTTATATCTTGGAAACGACAACAGAATGCACTTACCAATCTCAGGAAAGCGAGACATTACCGATAGCTTACTCATATTATAAATAGCAGACGCTGAACCCTTAGACCTAACATCACCCTTTAGTTCATTGTCTGTTTTGAAGGCTGAGATCTCATCCAAGATGACAGTCATAACCTCATACCCTTCCCAACCCTCTGATTCTGAGTGACCAGAAAAACACCGGATTGGACGCGAGAAGAAGAAGATTTCTGATACTCTAGGTTCAAATCCCTGTTCATTGAACCACGGCGACGAAAGAAGTAAGTTCTTGAAAGGTTCAAAGAATACTCTTTGAGCCTGCTGAGCGTTAACAGCAAGATTTAGAAGATCAATATATATACCCGTAGCTTTGCCATAATACCCTAAGGGGTCTCTTAAACAATGCAACAAGTAAACAGTATAGGCGAGAGCTATTCTTGCACAATGATCTTTACCAGACCCCTTGCCAAGCTGGCAGATAACTTCATTTTGTGTATAAGTGTCATAGATGTATTTACCTTCTTCTTCGCCATACATCTCTATCAGTGTTTCAACTCTGAATATCTGTGTACTCATCTTAACAATCTGAGTTTGGATTTCAGACAATGGCGGTAAACCAAGATAACGTCTATCACTTACAAATACTTCAATGGGAACAGGAATCTCATCCAATTCCTCATGTCTTAAAAGTTTCTCCAAAGAGTCTAGTTCTACATTTAATCCAAAGACATCAGACATGCTTGACTCCTACATACAAACGACCTTTATATAGAGGGCATACGGGTCCCCGCGTTATCGATATACATAAATGACCTTTATATAGAGGCCATTTACTTCCCCGGCTATTCAACCAATTCCGCATTAACATAACCGCGACTTTCAGCAAGATCTTCGTCGGGGGTCTCCATCAACTCAAACGCAAGCGCCAATTCTGCTCTAACCTCTTCTGCAATTTCAGGATGTTGAGAGATAGTATCTCGCAAAATCTTAGATAGAATCTGATTAACAGATTCCGCACGCTGCATTCTAGCCACGTACTCGGCGTCAGCATTGTTGCCGCCCAGCAAATGATGCAACTGAGCTTTCTTTGCAGCCATCTCCCCAGCCAACTTCAAAGCCTGCACTCTCGCAGAAATCATCCCATGATCAGTTGCAATGGTGACAGTCTCCCAAGCTTCCTTAGAGACTTCATCAAACTCATCTAAAGCCTTTAAAGTGTTATACTGCACCTTCTCCAAGAAATAAGGATCTTCCTGCGTGCGCCTGTTTAGAACCTCTTTATAATCACTGATATATTTGCGCGCTTTTTTAGGCGTAATACTCATTACAGTGGCTATCTCAGACATCTTGTAGCCCTTTATATACATTAAGCCAGCCTCTTCGATATCGTCAAGTTCATTGACGATAGAAGACGACTGGCTACCTGTGGTTTCTAATTCTGCACTCATAAGCGAACGTGCCGGCTAGGCCAATTCCTAGCCAGCACATAAAACCTCCTTATATTGAACTACCGCATTCCACACAAGTATCATCGTGTGTAAACATTGCCCCTCCACCGATCTCACATAGGAGATCACGGTACTCTTGAGTAATGCTATAATCATGAGTACCGACAAAAGTGAAGAGATTCACTACATCATACATGGTTCCTACCCGACCATCTGGCACAGTACTCAGGTAGCGATCATCAGTTAAGTACCTAATGAGCAACTCCCTAAGCTTATTCGGAAGCTTATGCTGCATGCAAAGATTACGGATAGCCGCTTCGGCATTTTTAATCTTATCATTCTGCATAGCAAGCAAACCTTCAACCATTTGCTGAACCTGCACCAGAGCAAGCGATGAGAACTCCCTAGCCTGATTTAAAACTCCTTCAGTGGAGTACCCATCGACCCTAAACTTACGACTCTCAACATTTACTGAAGCCCCATTGTCACAAACCAACCTGTTCAGGAAAGTTTTAAACATTGGATGCCTCTTCCAGCTATCGTCATAAGAAACTTCCACACCGCCAAACAACACAGACCCACCAGGGTCTTCAAACGTCAACTCTGGCGAACGCAACTGAATATTAAACTTGCCGCCATTCACGTTCCAACGATGAACAAACGGGGCAACGCCATCAAAACTGTCCACAATCGCCGTCAAAAGGTCGTCATGGCGCACGTAAGGCATGTCTGGACGCATAAACGACCTGACCACCATGTCGTTGTCTACGAGAGCGTTATACGGCCTTCTAGCGCCCTCTGAGAGCAAATAATTGATGGTGTAATCTGCCAGTTTGTCTGGCATCCTTTCACCATACTTAGTTGGCACATCCAGCATGTCACACAACTGATTGAAACTAGCTGTAGTGAGAGCTACACCGTCATCTTTATCCGTTACAAGTGTATTATTGCTCGCAGTATACTTAGACCTACCCAAATCCATTTCAATATGGGAAGTGCTACCGGCAATATCACTAAAGTTATTCATTAGGTCATCTAGTTCGATGGCCCCTGAGGGAAATTCCCAACCTGTCATTTTAGCCTCCTTAGGCTTCTCAATATATCCATCATATCACATTCTACGAACACTTACGGGGATTTCAGAGAAATTTCTTTTATTTATATTGTATCACACAATAGTTCCATGAGCACCACTCTCGCCCACAGACATAGGGGAGACTCTAACAAACTCAGACTTAGCATGAAACTCTGATATGTTGAATGCACCCGAATAAGACATGGCACTACGTAAACCATGCTCAATACTTGTGATAACATCAGCCACAGGTCCCTTGTAAGCCACATGCCCCTCAGCGCCCTCTACATAAGAAGAACCTGCGCCGCTG